TGTCGTGCTAGAGCCTATGGGCGCTTGCCACTGCATTGCCACCAAATGGCGGGACAGGCCATTGCCAAGCCATAAGGCTGCGTATCGCACCACGCTTGAACTGAGGGAGAAGGCAGGCTCTGTTAAGCATTGTTACAACGCTTGACCTGGCCTGCTGAAGGCGGCATACTACTGGGCATGCGGGCGAAAGCTTGCATGCCCTTTCTCTTTAAAGCAATGACTACAAGGTTCTATCATTGGTTAGGCGAAGAAGGCGGTATTAGCGCCTTTCATGGCAACAATCTTGTGATGAGCCTCGGCTCTCCCATGGTGAATGTCAATATCAGCCTTCAAGAGCTACAAGAATTTATTTGCACATTAGAAAAGGCTTCTGATGAAGAGCCTAATGCTGTGCAACAATTTGCTCTTGATGCCATTCGCCACGTATTTGAAGCAGCTCTGCAGCATCACAAGAAAGACCATGAAGCCCTTATCGAAGAAGCTCCTACTGGTGCAGATTTGGAAGAATATATGCTTTCTTATGCGCGTGCCATCAAAGAAGGAGCTTTGTGAATATGGTCTTCTTTACTGATGGTGATTACGACAACGATCCCGAGCTTGACTGGGAACGTCCTCAACGTTTAAACAGACAGCTAAGCCTCCAGCAATTGGAGAGTCGTTTAGAACTATGGAAACAAAAGCATGAGGATATGTGCCTTAAGCTTTATCGTGCTGCCACTGGCGTTTGATTATGAGTCAATTTACTAAGCTTCAGGAAATGCTAGGAGAGGCTCTTGAAAAAGAGCCAAGCAGCGCAGAAGTGGTGGAAGTGATTGACACGATGGCAGAATGGTTTGAACTGCTGCTGGAAGACATGGGCATCGAACCAGCTTCCATTCCATCGCTTCTTCGCTGGCAGTATTTGCACAGTGACTATGCAAACAAACAAGCTATTGGCATTGAAAATGACTGACAATCATTCTTTCCCCATCACCCCACCGCCTGAACTGGTAAAAAAGTGGGGGCAAGAATCAGACCACGATGCGCACATTTTTTCTCAAATTGCTACAAAGGCCGCCCAATGGGGAGCCGACACTGAGCTGAAGGCGTGTCGCATGGAAATCATTGATGGACCAGGACTTTTCTACATCGACGAAACCAGTGACCGTGTTCGTTTAGCCGAAGACATCTGGACCGCCCGCCGCCCCAAACCGCCGAGCTTGAAGGAACAGGCGCTTGAGCAGTTGGATGGAATTGCAGCCGTATTCCGAATGTCTCACGGTGGCAACCTCGTATGTGACACCATCCGCCTCGCCTTGGAGCAACTCGATGACTAATTTCCACATCGACTCAGAGACCGGTCGCATTGGCCGGCTCTGGTGGTTCAACTCCAACAATGTTGAACGCCTCTGGCTGGGGAATGTCTCGCCTTGGGTCAACAAGTGGTGCATCCGCTGGGGCACCTGTGGCTTCGGCCGCAATGCTCACGTCTATATGGAGCCGATGGATGACTGACTTTTTGAATCTAAAAATCTCCCAGAAGCAAATCGTCTGCCCCAAGCACGGCACGCACAAGCACTACATCAGCAGCGACATCGAAGGCCACGAGGGGCACTGGTGCATGTTGTGTTGGCTCGAAAGCCTTGGTCCCTCACTGCCGCTTGTGGAGGAGCAGTCCAATGACTGACCATCTCACCTCCCGCGCTCAGCGCCTGGTCGAGGAGTTTGAGTATGGCGAAAGCATTCGCGAGGGCATTGCCAACGTACTGCTGCACTTGGCTGCCACCTGGGCTAACTACAGCGATGGCGACGATTGTTGGCACGGGGTAACGGTTAACACCCTTGAAGAGTTTGCCACTGAATTAACCGCTCCCACCTTGCTTGACCGAGCTCTGGCCGGTGATCGTGTTGCCGCCAGGCAGTTCCTGCAGGAGGCGGGCTTTGTTGACGAGCACGGCCAACTCACTGCTCCCTACCGACTGGAGAGCCCCGATGATTGACAACCGAATGGTACAAGCATTCATGATTGGTTTTTTTGGCTAATCCCATACTCTGGATCGCAATCCATCACTTGATCAATTACCGTCAATGACTGACCTAATCTCATTTGAAGAGCACAACAAAAAACACGGCACTCTTTATGACTTCACACGTCCCCGTAGAAACGGAATTGCTTGTCCAGACTGTGGTTGCGAATTGATAGATTCCAACCCTTCTACGGTGCTTGCGAGTTATCCCCCTCAATATCGCGTTCATTGTTCGTCTTGTGACTACCATGGCACCCGCTTCTGATCTCTCCCCCGCCGCGCAGGCGGTGCTGGACGCTACTGGCCGCAAAACCTGGTACAGGAATGATGACATAGCCGCCGCCCTGCGAGCTGCTGCTAGTCAGTTGGCTTATGGGCATACTGACCACCCCATCATTGACGAGAAAGCCCTTCTCGCCATCGCCGATGAACTGGAGGCACAATGACTGAACTTCCAATCACAGCGACCTTAGATACGACACGCATCGTCGATCCGCTTAACAGGATCGTCCTGCGGGAAAAAACGGAAGAAGTGATCCGCATCGACAAGGAAGGCTTCCACTACCGAGGCCAGTTCATTGCGGATGCCGGGGAAGCTCATCAGCTTATGATTAAGTTTCTAAGGCGAAACACCATTTAGTCCGAACTTTGACAGCTATGTCGACCTACTTTGTCTTTTTGGTTTGCGCGGTTTATGGTGCTCTTGTCATTACTCTTGCTGGGTTCGCAGTTTTTGTGTGGCTGCAAGTTCTTAATGAGCTAGAAGAGCGTCGTACTCGCAAGAGGCGGAAGCGTGAAGACAGTTTCTAATTTCTAATCAAAAGGCTCCGTCGGGAGCCTTTTCTTTTGTCCACGTATGATCTCCGGGAATAGGCTCCATGCCTACATCCCACGTTGAATAATCATCTTCATTACGCGGATCATAAACTTCCTCACTAGGTGGAATATAAACTTCTCCTCTGCTAAGCCATCGTGCAAGACGTTCGCGTTCCTGCTCAGAAGATAATTTGCTTTCCATGGAAGACCAATTAATCTTCTATAGCTTATCTAGACAAAAGAAAAGGGGGCCAAAGCCCCCGTCTCTTTACAGTCTCCGATGCTCGAACACAACTAGGGGAAAACTCCTCGCCTAGAAGGGCGGCGTGCCTCTCAGGAGAATGACTAGCTCCTTGGCGAAGCCATACAGCATCACCCACGCCACCGTCAAGCGTTCACCCTCACGGCCCGCCCGAAGACAGGAGCAGCAATTAAGCCGCTAGAACCGACTGCTTTCAAAGCATAGCATCCAGCAAGCCCCTTGACAGACATGGCACAATGGTAAGACCGTTGTCCGCGAAGGCAATGGGCCTCTCTAGCTCTTTTCACCAGCTTGATGCTTTCACGATTTCTTCTTTCTCTGCTCCTTCTCGGAGCCGCAGCTCCTGCTGCACAAGCCAAACAATGCGGCGAAGCCAGCTTCTACGGAACAGCTTCTGATGGTTATGCTTGGCAGACAATGGCCAACGGACGGCCAATGAACCCAGCAGCCATGACAGCCGCTCATCCATCGCTTCCATTTGGAACGAAGCTTCTTGTTACGAACCGTGACAATGGAAGGCAGGTGGTATTGACTATTGCCGACAGAGGGCCTTTTTATGGAGGGCGCATCCTTGACATGTCTGCTGGCAGCTTCTCTCGCATTGCCAAGCAGAGTCAAGGCACTGCCCGCGTCTGTATCGCTCGCCTCTGAAATCATGGCTAAAAACCTTGCTTCCTTCATGCTTGTCACCTTCGCTTTTGGGCTTGGTGCCTTTGCTCTTGTGGCTGCCCCTCAAGCAATGCCAAATCAAGAGGGCTTGACAAAATGCTTAAAGCTCCACCCAGAACGCTATTGCCGCATTGCCAACGGCTTTAAAGTGGATCCCCTTGACAACGCCGTGCAGTAGCTCTATTGTTCCCTCGGGAACGCGGGAGAGCCCCTTCGGGGGCCTCTTTCCTTCTTTAGTCCTTTGCCAGCGATGGCTCCTCTGATGACTAAAACTGACAAAATCAAAAGCTTCATCTTCAATGCTGGTAGCAGCATTGTGAACGTGCGTTTTGTAAAAGCAGACGGCTCTGTTCGTAGTCTTTGTTTCAATCCTCGTGATTCCAAAGAAATCAAGGGCACTGGCACTGCCGTAAAGAAGCCTTCAATCATTCGCTGCCGTGATTTCACCATTGCTCGCACTGCAGGCGAAGGTGCATGGCGCTCGTTTGATTGTGAGCGCGTGTTGAGCATCAAAGCTAACGGTCAAACCCTCGTCTTTTGAACAATGACCTACACTCCCTTTCTCACCCGTTCCCAGCGTGCCATCTCTCGCATGGTGAAAGATGCTGGCTATTCTTTATCAAGCTATTCTCGTGATGATCGCGCTGCTGCTCGCTCTAAGCTTCTGGCCATGGTTCATAAAGCGCCTGATTATGCCCCAGCAAATAAACCAGCAAAGCGTACAAAGGCTTTCTTCTTGACTCTTGCTGACAGTATGCAAGACGATATCTGGCGTTATTTGTAATGGCATTAAAGGACAATAGACGCGCATTGTTTGAGCTTGTTAAACAACATGGCTTTGTTCTTCATAGAAAGAACAAACATTATGTTTTTAAGCATTCTTCCGGCAAGACTCTCGTTTGCAGCACAAGCTGCACTGATTGGCGAGCATTGAAGAATGTAGAGCGAGACATTAAGCGTCTGCTGTCCTAGCCCCCACAGGGGGCTTTTTTGTTGCTATGGTATGCAAGTCGGTTTTGCCGATCCCGTCTGGGAAACGCGCTCTCTGCGCGTGTCGTTTGACCATGAGTCGTCTGTTCTCTAAAAGGCAACGCTTGCAGATTCTCGTGAGAGATCACTGGACCTGCTGCTATTGCGGCGAAAAGCTGCAGCCAGGACTTCTCACTCAAATTGATCACGTTGTGCCATTTAGTCAAGGTGGGCGTACCACTATTGATAATGGCGTTGCGTGTTGCCGACGGTGCAATCTCCTTAAATCTGCATCGTTTGATCATGAACTTACGTAAGTGGCAACAACAAGCCATCAACACCTGCCTGCCTCAATTCGCTAAAAATCGCAAGCTTTTTGTTATTGAAGCCTGCACTGGATCAGGAAAATCTCTTTGTAGCGCCACTGCTGCTCTCAAACTTCTTGAAGATGGCAAGGCTGATTTGATTATTGTTCTAACTCCTAACTGCGGCACTCGCGTGGGATGGAAGAAGACCTTTGATGGTCTTCGTCTCAATGGAAAACGTGTCAATGTTACAGACAACTCCGATTTCCCCATTGATGCAAATGTCTGGGTGTCGACTTATGCTGGCTACTCGAAAGTAGAAGAAGCATTGCTTAGTCGTCCCGTTTCAGGAATTATTGCAATCATTGATGAATTTCATCATCCAGCAGATACTGCAGAATGGGGAAACGCAGTGGATCGTCTTGTTGCTCTTTGTGACCACGCTATTTTCTTAAGCGGCACCCCTTGGAAACGCGAAGGCAAAATTGCAGTTCTTTGTGATGAAAAAAATATTCACGGCGAAAATTATTATCAAGATGATGGACGTATCAAGGCTGATTTTGTTTACGATTACGCGCAAGATCTTCGCGAGCCCAAGACTCGTGGCACCGTGCCGGTGAAGTTTAAGTTTTGGGATTCATTTTGGCGCAGTGAAGATGGCAGGGCTTCTGAATTGCACAAAGATCTTCCCAAATTTCCCTGCGATGAATGGGAAAGCGTAGAGCAATGGGAAGAGTGGGCGAAGAAGTGCGACAAGCCCCTTGGCAGGCATCTCCATTTCAACTTAGATTCTGAATCCCCTGGTAAAAACGAAACCATCCGTCGCGTTATTGATGAGGCACTAACTTTACTCTCCAAGAGTCGCGGAGAAATTGAGCGCTCCTGCCACCAGAAAAACGCCAGCGTTATGCTTTGTGTTGCAAAAGGCATGAAAGATGCCCGCAAGATTGCAGAATATATTCAAGAGCTTCGCCCTGATTATCGCGTTTCTGTAGTTGTTAGCGATGATAACAATGGAGCAAAAAAGCTCGAAAAAATTGCTAAACAATGCAAGGAAAATGCCGCAGACAAGCCTGATGTGATTGTTTCAGTGGGGATGATTTCTGAGGGGGTGGACATTCCCCAGATTAAAGTTGTTGCTTATTTAAGCGCAATTCTCACTGTGCTTTATTTTATTCAAGTGGTGGGCAGAGCTGTTCGCCGTATCCCCATTGGCAAGGATCAATATGCAGACAAAAACAGGGCGGATAACATTGCTTATGTTGTAGCTCCTGCCCATCCAAAGCTTCGCTACATTGCACGCAACATTGAGAAGCAAGTTGAAGATGCTTGCGGAGCACTGCCTGATCGTTCCGCCAAGGACAATAGTGGGGAGTCCGTTTCTGAGCGCAAGAATGTGAGTGGTGTTGTCACTTCTGGCGAGAATAGCGTTGGAGTGTACAGGGGAAGTGAAGACGCCTCCGATTGGCACGAAATTATTGAAGCAATGAAAGCGCATGAAAATGCTGCTGATTGCTACATTGATTCGCATTGGTCTGAGCATGTATTGAGCTTGTTTCTTCGCGGAGAAGAGCGGGCCGAGCGTCATGCAATTTCCGAGATTGAAGCAAAATGTGAATGCCTTGGAGTTTCTATTGATGAGCTGTCTTCGCAAATCGAAGACGAGGAGTCGCCCGCAGCGCCATCGTATGAAGATGACATGAAGCGGCAAAGCGAAAAGGCAATTTACTTCACCAATTTAATTCGCTTCAGGGGCAAATACCGCGAAATCGAAGACAATGATACTGCGTTTCGTAAGGTGCGCGGCGACATTAATCGCTTGGCGGGTCTCAAGGCTGCTGGCATCACTTTTTCAAAGGCTTCTTTGGAGCAGCGTAAGCATTGGGTGAAAGTAGCTGAAGAACTTTCCAAGGAGGCTGCATGAGCCTTACTGTATTCTCCGCCAGGAGCATTGCCAACGATCTTGAAAGTGCAGTGGGTGAGGAAGCTTTCTATTTCTACATGCGTGAAATCATTGAGAAAAAACTCTTTGAAGAATATGTAGATGATGTCAATGGAGAAGTGAAGCAATTCGCCAATCTTATTGATTTTATGACGCACAAGGAGGGCCTTGGTATAAAGGATCTTCCTTTGTTTGAGAAATGCCTGTCTGTCGTAGCATCATCACAACGCAAGGTTAAAGATGATGCTCAATGGCTTGTTGGGCAGATCAAGCTGGTACAGCGCAAGGATGAGCACGGGGACACAAGGGAGCAACCCAGGGATCCCAAAACAGGACGTATGCAGGCAAAGTCCGGAGGTTACAATGTAAAGTCCGGTGCAAATGGCAACTCCCGTGCCTATTTCCTGGAACGCATTGCCCGCGACCAGCCCAATCTCCTCAACGAAATCGGCCCTGCCAAGCGTTTTAAAAGCGCTCGCGCAGCAGCAATCGAAGCAGGCATCATCACCCCCTTCCCATCGCTACAGCTCAAAGAGCCAGCTCCCACTGCTCAAAAGCTGCTCGATAAGAAAGGCCAAGCTTGGTGTCTTCAGCTTCTTGAGGAACTCTCGGAGCTTTGCCTATGAAATACAACGTTGGCACCATTGTCGATCTTTACGACTCCGGTTTTAAACAATGGAGAGGAGAATATACAATCACTAAACTATATCCTGATACTGGCCTTTATAAAATCAAAAACACTAAAACAAACAGTCAACAATTTGTTAAGGAAAAAGCCTTACGAATAGGCCGCCTCGGCCCCTTCCGCATTGAAAGCCTCCACGTTTCGTAAAGTTTTGTAACAGGCTCTGGAAACAGGGCCTTTCTGCTGTATTGTTGTTCCAACGAGGCGCGAGTCTCTCCTTCCCAAGACCAATGACCATTACTCTCGATTCCTTCCCCTCTGTTGATCGCTACGGCTTCCCCCTGCAAGTGTGCGGGCGTTGTGGCGGCTCTGGCGAGCACAGCTACAACCAGTTCCATGGCAGCGTTTGCTACGGCTGCAATGGTCATGGCGTGCGCCACACCAAGAAGGCTCACAACGAATTCCAGGATTGGGCTCACGCTCTGAAGCGCCAGCGTGAAGCTCTTGGCCATTCCCTGCAAGTGGGAGACGAGCTGGCAATTCTCCAATCGACTGGTCTGATGACCACCAAAGTGGTTGGTTGGCACTCCATTGTCGCCATTGAAGCCACCGATGAAGAATGCGGCTGGAGCATCACCTGCGCTCCTGATGGCACTGAGCAGCGCATCCCCACTTGCTGGACCATCATCATCACCTTCGACGATGGAGAGCAAATGAGGGCCTCTACCAACAGCGTCTTCCGTAGAAAGGGTTGGGTGGATCCTGCTCCTTACGTGGAGCGCAGCCAAGTGAAGCGTCGCACCAAGACCAAAGTGTGAAGCTTTGTAACAAAGGGGCCATCAGGCCCCTTCTGCATATATATTGGTTCCAACGAGGCGCGAGCTTCTCCTTATTGCTGCTCTTATTGAAGAAGACAAGGAGCTTTGATCATGCCTTATTCTCTCATTGTTGATGACGAATGGGGCGTGCCTTACGCCCTCAAGACTTTTGAAACTATTCAAGACGTGCATGATGAAATTAGGACTATGGATGAAGCGTTAGACAATGTGGGGCCAGGAGCTGCCTACGCTATTCGCTGCATTATTGATCAGCTCAAAGAAATTGTCCACGAGGCTGAAGAAGAGCCTGAAACCATTCTCGACCGTCCTGCTTTTTGAACCATGCTGACCATTTCCACTTATCAAGACAACGGCCCGTATTTTCCTCCCAGCAAGGGCCGCTACCAAGCGGCCCGCTTGAGAGACCTTCTCTTCCACGTCAGGCTCGCTATGGAGGATCGGGAAGACACCATTGCCATCTTTGACCAGCAAGGCTCTTGCAAGGGCATCTGGAGGCGTCTTCTGGAGGGGTACGTGGATAGTGCCGGTGATGCCATCATTGATCATGAAGGCTATGAGCTGATGCGCCCTGATACCAAGGAACAATGGATGTGGAAGAGGCTTCAGGAGGCAGTGAAATGATCCTCGTGGATTTCTTCTCTGAAGATTGCTGCAAGGGCACAGAGCTTGTGGAAGGCTGGTATTTTTATGCCGATGATGATGAAAGCTTTGTAGGAGGACCGTTTGCCAGCTAAGAAGCCGCCCTAAAGGCGGCTTTTGATGGTCATGGCTGGTAGGAACCGGCTAGCTTTGTATTGGACCCGGCTAGAAATGTATTAAGACCCGGCTAGGGTCGTATCAAGGATCCGGCTAGGGTTGTATCTATGGAGGCTCATGCGGTTATGCGCTTTCCCGCATAGTAGTACAAATGTACTAGCCGATTACCATTCATAAGCGGAGCTTATCATTCGGCCCTGAATGATCAGCATCCCTTATACTATAAGCAATGCTGATGGTTCTGGGTATAAACAACTGTTTTCTATAAAGTCCTCTTATCATTGGCGGATTCGCGGCCTTAAGTATAAAGAACCGTGCGCCGGGGTTGTTATTGCCTACTCGTGTCGGTCTTAAATGTAGCCTACTGGCGGCGCCCTTGAATGTAGCTAACTGCCCGGATGTTTGGCCGGTGTTTGCATCTCCTAAGTGACCCCGGATTGTCGCTACTATGTGAGCCCTACTGTTTGAGCCTAGGTGAGCCTCACCGTGCGCCGCTAAGTGAGCACAACTGCGCAGTGCTAAATGTTGCCTACTGTTTGCCATTATCACGCTTGCGTTGTTTGCATTATCACGCTTGCGTTGTTTGTGCCATAACGCTTGCGTTGTTTGCATTATCACGATGGCGTTATGTGGCCTGATTGTTGCGAAATGTTGCGGAGATTGATTGTTGGGCGCTTTCATGGTATTTCGCGCGCCTGCGCGCTTTCCTTTACTGCTGACAGCTTCCCGTGCCAGTAGCCTCCCGCGCAGGGTGCCAACCACAGAAAGCGCCATAAGCTCCCGGAACGTGTGCCGCTTGCCCTAGTGGCCCAATCCCCGGGATCCTGTGCCGCTATGGCCTATTGTTCTCTCAACGGCAAAGGAGGCTACTCCGGAGCCGCTTCCCTCTCAAACTTTCAACCATGCTCGCCTTGAAACTTTCCGCTTTGTTTGGCGGTAGCCTTCTGGCCATCTTTATCGGCTCCCTAGCGGTAGAAGATCAACGCCACTTCATCGCTTGCCGCGCTACTGGCGCAAGTGCCGACGCTTGCCTGCTGCAACTTTCTGGCCGCTAATTCTTTCTTTCCTTTCTTTCCCTTCATTTCGTTTCGTTTCGTTTCCAATGATCCCCCTAGATCGCATCTACACGGTTGAACTTTCCCAGGCAGAAGTTGCCACAATTCTTTATTACGTTGAAAGCTACTTTTGCGGATCCGATGAGAACCCAGAAGATGATGCGGACCTGATGTCAGTCTGTCGCAAGCTGGAAACACTTTCCTAGTCTTTCCTTCTTTCCTTTCGTTCCTTTCTTTCTTCATCACCGTGCAACTTTCCAAGCTTTCTTTCCACCTTACGGCAAAGTCTGGCAATGCTAAAACTGGCCCAATGGCAGTATCAACGTCGGCAAAGTCTACGTGCTCACCAACCTGCCCTTTCCTTGATAATGGTTGCTACGCAACTTCTGGCCCGCTAAATCTACATTGGCTGAAAGTTAGCAATGGTGAGAGAGGCTCAAACTTTGCAACTTTCCTAGAAAGTTTGAAAGCCCTTCCTAATGGTTCTGCTTTCCGCCATAACCAGGCTGGCGATATCCCACATAACTTAGGAAAGATTAGTGAAACTTTCATTAGAAAGATGATAGTTGCAACAAAGCATCTCCGGGCTTACACTTACACTCACCACAGCCTCAAAGTTGGAGAGAATCTTTCCCTCATTAGAAAGGCAAATCGTAACGGTTTCACTATCAACGTTTCGTGTGAAAGTGAAGCGCAAGTGGATGATGCAATCGCCCATAACTTGCCTGCCGTTATGGTTGCAAAGTCTGACGAAAGCCGCGTTACTTGGCACACTGAAGGCGGAAACGTAGTGGTAGTTTGCCCCGCTCAACGTAGCGACATTGTAACTTGCAATGATTGTATGCTTTGCCATAAGCGAGGAAAGAAAGTTGCGATAGCCTTTCTGGCCCACGGCACAAGCAAAAGGAAAGCAGAATCCCATCTTTCCTGATTCTTTCTTTCCCTCGCTTTCCTTTCACGATGTTTCACCTAACCTCTACAGAATACGGCCAAACTTTCTACGCTGAAACTTTCCAAACTTTAGATGATGCTTGCAACTTTCTGAACATGCTTGAACTATCGCAGGAAGACTCTTATAGCTTCCAGCGTGAACTTTCCATCGCTGAACTAAAATCTCAAATTGTAGATTTTATGACTGAGAATCAAGAATAGCCAGACCCTCCCAGAAGCCGCCACAAGACGCCACAAGCCAGGCCCGCACCTTTCCTAGGTGTGGGCTTTCATCGCGTCAGGATGGCGGCGCTAGGCGGGCCTGGTGGACAGTCTCGGACTGGTGACCGTATCAGTAGAGGGATTAACTTTTTCCACAGGGCTGTGGAAAACTTTTGAGACTCATTTGAGACTCATTTGAGACTCATTTGAGACTCACTTTGTAACGTATTATGACAAACACTTGACAGTTGGGCCGTGGCGCAGTAACCTGGCTGTTTTTGTTTGCGGGGCGGGGG